AAGCATTCGGGCCAAACTCGTTATTAAATCAAGACTACCCAACATATAAGTTAGACAAGAAGGAATTATTAAAAACTACTTCTCAAGCAGAATACGAAAGAGAGAAATTACAAGCTCAACAAACTTTCTATTTAGCAAATCAATGGACAAAGATTGAAAGTAATCTTTATACCCAAGCCGTGTATTATGAACCAACTCGTTTGGCATCATTCTATGATTATGAGTCAATGGAGTATACGCCTGAGATATCAGCAGCGTTAGACATATACGCAGAAGAATCTACAACCGTTGATGAAAATGGTTATATATTACAAATTTATTCAGAATCAAAAAGAATAAAATCTATACTAGCCGATTTATTTAATAACGTGTTAGACGTTGACACCAACTTACCAATGTGGACAAGAAATGCTTGTAAATATGGTGATAACTTTGTGTATTTAAAATTAGATTCTGATAAAGGAATTGTTGGTTGTATGCAATTACCAAACATTGAAATAGAACGTTTGGAAAGAGGTATGGCCGCAAAATCAGCAAATGTTGAAGAACCGGCAGAAAACAAAGGATTAAGATTCCATTGGAAAGCAAAAAATATGGAGTTCAACTCTTGGGAGATGGCTCACTTTAGATTATTAGGTGATGATAGAAAACTTCCTTACGGTACTTCTATGTTAGAAAAGGCAAGACGTATTTGGAAACAATTATTATTATCTGAAGATGCGATGTTAATTTATAGAACAGCAAGAGCACCTGAAAGACGTGTGTTTAAAGTGTTTGTTGGAAATATGGATGACAAAGATGTTGAAGCTTACGTACAACGTGTTGCAAACAAATTTAAAAGAGAACAAGTTGTTGATGGTAAAACCGGAAACGTAGATATGAGATTCAACCAAATGGCTGTTGACCAAGATTACTTTATTCCTGTTCGTGATGCCGCACAAGCATCTCCAATAGAGACATTACCTGGAGCAACAAACTTATCTGAAATAGCCGACATCGAATATATCCAAAAGAAATTATTAACAGCACTTAGAGTACCAAAAGCATTCTTAGGTTTTGAAGACGCTGTTGGTGGAGGAAAAGATTTATCTTTAATGGATATTCGTTTTGCAAGAACAATCAATAAGATTCAAAAATCTATGGTTGCAGAATTAAATAAAATTGCAATTATACATTTATTTCTATTAGGGTTTGAGGATGAATTATCAAACTTTTCATTATCATTAACTAACCCATCTTCACAAGCTGACTTATTAAAAGTTGACCTTTGGAAAGAAAAAATCGCATTGTACCAACAAGCCGTAGCGGCAATCGCAGGTATTGCACCGGTATCAGTATCGTGGGCTAAGAAACATATATTAGGATTCTCTGATGAGGAAATCAAACTTGATTTACAACAACAAAGAATTGAGATGGCAGTCGGCGCTGAGTTAACAAACACAGCAACAATGATTACACATACAGGTTTATTTGATACTATTGATAAATTATACGGAAATAAAGTTTCCGGAGCAACAGCAGGTGGAGCAGCACCATCATCACCACCCCCACCAGGAGGTGGAGGAGGATTCGGCGGTGGCGGAGACATAGGCGGAGGAATGGAAGATTTAGGAGCACCTGAACCGGGTGGAGCCCCTGAAGGAGGAGCCCCTGAAGCAGGAGCCCCTGAGGCGGCAGCACCACCGGAAGCTGAACTAACACCGGAATCATTTAAAAGAGATAATTTAAAAATATTAGTGGAACAAGGTTCCTTAACTGAAGACGATTCTTATATTGATTTATCTAAAGGAAAAAATTCTTTAGGAGATATTGAAGACCAATTAAGTAAACTTCTAAAAGACTAGATATTTATAATAAAAATTAGATATGAAAAATTTTGGTTTATTAAAAACAAAGATAGAAAATGTATTGTTAGAATCATATGCTAACGACACATTCAAAAACGAATTAAAAACATTTAAGAAACTTGTTATTGAAAATAAAAACATTAGCAAATTGTTTTATTTATACGATGAACTAAGTTCACCAAAATCTTTAAGTGAATCTTACTGTAATGATTACATCAATGAGTGTATTAAAATTTACGAGAATACCGTAAACAAAATAAAACAATCTGATATTAATAAAATCGTTGCTTGGGTTGGAAATAAAAATGTGGAAAGTAGTTATACAGATATTGACACATTATTCTCTAGTGATGTTTTAACTATTGAATCAAAAATCAAAAGTAGAAAAGTAATTGCCGAATCTCTTAAAAAATTACCAATAACAAAAACTGAAGGTATCGACCTACCATTATCAACAATGGTGAGCGTTGCAAACAAAACTATCAAAAATTATATTGACGGTTTAAATGAATCTGACAAAAAAGAATTAATGAATTTATTGTCTGAGGATGACTCAACATTAAATGAAAAATATATCACACTTAAAGAAGGTGTGGTTGAAAAACTAACAGAAATGAAAAATGCTAGCACTGATAATTCAATGCAAACAAGAATTGATGAAACAATATCAAAAGTAATTTCTGAAAAATACGACAAACTTACGTATTTCAAACTTAAGAATCTTAAAGAGAATCTTTAATCATTATCGGAATTGAACTTTTTTTGGACATACTTAGCCTTAGAAAGTTCAGCTCTTTTAATAACAGATTTCTTAACAAATTCCTTTCTTTTAAAAAGTTCCCCACTTTGACGTGTCTTAATTACTTTACTCTTATAAAGTTTTAAGGCCTTTTCAATCGTAATGTTGTTATTTAGTTTAACTATTATCATATATTACATATATCACAAATATACGAAAAATTTTGACTATTGACCTAAAAACCCCTATTTTTATGGAAACAATAAACAGAATAATATGAAAATTAATGAAAAAGGGGAAAACCTCTCAGCTATCCGGTTTTAAAACCGCTAAAGTTATCTACGGAACAGTCGATTCCATAAACCTCAAATCTCTATACTTAAACATCCAAACGTGGGTGGAACCAATAGAAGAATCCGAAAATTGGACAAGAGTCGTCCTAAACCTAAGTCGAGGTGTCAAACACTCAATTTACGAAACAATTAATAAAAAAATTTTTACTGACAAATTTATCGTTGATTTAGATTTACGTTCAAGTGGTCTTAATATGGGAAAAAAATCATTTATGAATCTTGAAATAAATTTCTACCTACAAGAAGAAGGTTTAGATATCAAAGGTACTGAAATAAAAAACACACTCCAAGAAATTACAAAACAAATCTTTAAAACAAATTTTTTAAAAAATGAATATTTCAATTTTTATTTAACTAAAAAGAGCAAAATAGAAGAAGAATCGTTACAAACCGAGAATGTTTAATATTTATAAATAAAACATTCAAAATGAAATTAAGAATATTACAACCAAGCGAATCAGGAAAAGGTATATTAGTTGAGTACGATGCGGGATATATTAATCCAAATGACAATCGTAATGAAAGCTTAATTAGAGAATCTAACGAAATGTTAGACCACTCTAAACCATTTGAATTTTATGCTGTATTACAAAAATATAATACCCCAAATAGAAATGGTAGAACATACCCTGAACGTATATTAAAAAGAGAGGCCGAGAACTATAAAAAAATGATTAAAAAGGGTACCGCCCTATCCGAGTTAAATCACCCGGAATCATCTCTAATCGATTTAGATAGAGTGTCTCACGCAATCACCGAAGTATGGTGGGAAGGTAATGTACTAATGGGTAAGATAAAACTTCTTACTTCACCAGGTTACCACGAAAGAGGTATCGTATCAACCAAAGGTGACTTAGCCGCTAACTACCTTAGACAAGGTGTTACATTGGGGATATCCTCAAGAGGTGTAGGGTCCCTTAAAAAAATTGGGGAACAAAATGAAGTACAGGATGATTTTGAATTAATCTGTTTCGACTTAGTATCTTCACCTTCAACTCCGGGAGCGTATCTATTCTTAAATAAAGACGACAAACATCTATATGATGAGAACTTAGAAGAAGAGAAAAAAATGAGTGTTGAAAGACACGTTGGAGATTCCGGAAATAAATCGCTTGACTTAATGAAAAAATTAAACG